TAGGTGGGAAGGAGGTCCTGGAATAACAACAACGACTCCGCCGGCCACAACTAATCCAGGAAATGATGATACAAATGATGATAGTTCAGCAGATCCAGATTTCGACAGGCAGTGATGGTGAAAACTAATAATAAACGATATAAATAGTACAAATGCCTATAACATATAACACAGGGTACGATGATGCCCAAGCAGTAAACGAGAGTCCTAGAAGTACTTTTATCTATAAGGACCTAAACTTATTTTTTACTAAAAATCCATTATCTAGCGATGTTAGTAAGGTAACAGATGTTCAGGCAATAAAACGTAGTGTAAGAAATCTAGTATTAACGAATAGAGGCGAACGCCTATTTCATCCTGAGATAGGGGGAAATGTACATGGGTCTCTGTTTGAAAATTTTACACCGATAACAGAAATTGAATTACAATCTGCTATAACTAATACTTTGGAGATTTACGAACCCAGAGTTATTTTGGAAGAAGTTGTGGTGAATAGTCCTACTGGCAGAGATTTAGATAATAATAGATTAAGAATAACAGTTAGGTTTTCATTAGCTAATGTACCAAACGTAATAGAGGAAGTAGAAATCTTCCTGGATAGGATACGATAATGGCAGTCAATACACAAGGCAAATTAGAAATTACAGATTTAGATTTTGATACAATTAAATCAAATCTCAAAACTTATTTAAAAGGGCAGTCTGAATTTACAGATTATGATTTTGAAGGATCTGGTATGTCCGTATTGTTAGATGTGTTAGCATACAATACACACTATAATGCTTTCATGGCAAATATGCTTGCTAACGAAATGTTTTTAGATACAGCAGTAAAAAGAAATTCGGTTGTATCTCATGCTAAAAAATTAAACTATACTCCAGTTTCAGCTAAAGCACCTGTTGCTTATCTTGATGTGACAGTAAATGATGCTACATCAGGATCTTTAACTTTATCTGCAGGTCATGCCTTTGCTGCTACAGTTACCGGAACACAATATCAGTTTGTAGCAATCGCTGATGTAACAATACAACCTGATAACGGAATTTATACCTTTGATAATTTACCTGTTTATGAAGGTACATATATAACAACAGAATATACAGTAAATACATCTGACGCAGACCAACGATTTATTTTAGATAATGATAATATTGATATCTCCACATTAAGCGTTACTGTACAAACTTCTTCAACCGATACAACAACCACAACATATACAAAGGCAGATAATATTGTAGATGTCAAGAGTACTACAGCTGCTTTCTTTACACAAGAAACAACAGATGGAGAATGGGAAATATATTTTGGTGATGGTATCGTAGGCAAGGCTCTTATTGACGGTAATATTGTGTCTATGAGTTATGTTGTCACAAATAAAGCTGATGCTAATGGAGCAAGTGTATTTACTTCTTCTAGTAATATTGGAGGTAATAGTGATATTACAGTAGTAACGGCAACTGCTGCCGCTGGTGGGGCTGAACCAGATACATTAGATGCTATAAAATATAATGCGCCGTTTAGTTATGCTGCACAGAATAGAGCAGTAACTGCTGCTGATTATAAAGTAATTGTTCCTCAAATATATTCAAATGTACAATCTATAGCTGTATGGGGTGGAGAACACGCTAGTCCGGCAGTCTATGGTAAAGTATATATTTCAATTCGTCCAATGACTGGTGACTCACTTACTGCCGCTACAAAAAATTCTATTATAACACAATTAAACGATTATAAGGTAGCTAGTGTAACTGTAGAAATAGAAGATCCAGTGACGATTAAGATTATACCTATTGTGAATTTTAAATTTGATAATTCTGCTACTACAAAAACATCTAGCACATTAGAAACTTTAGTTACTACTGCTATTAATAGTTTTAGTGATGATAATTTGGAAAAGTTTGAAGGTATTTTTAGACATTCACAACTTACAGGTACTATTGATGATGTTGATGTTTCTATATTGTCTAATATTACAACAATTAAAATTAGTCAGAATATTACTCCGACATTATCTGCCGCCACAAAATATACAGTTTCATTTAGTAATGCTTTACATGATCCGGATGCAGCAGAAAAACAATTATCGTCAACAGGATTTATTATAAGTGGTAATGAAAATACTTTATACCTAGATGACGATGGCGCTGGTGTGGTTAGAACTTATTACCTAGTTGGTTCAGCTAGAACATATGTAGATACTTCTTCTGGTACTATAGATTATGATTCGGGAGAAATAGTCCTGACGTCCTTGAATATTACATCGGTATCAAATTCAGATGGTACAATTACACTTACAGTAATACCGTTATCTAATGATATCGTTCCAGTTAGAAATCAAATTTTAGAAATAGATTCTACTAATATGTCCGTAACAGGAGCAGAAGATACAATAGCTTCTGGAGCATCTAATGCTGGTGTATCATATACAACAATATCATCTTATAGTAACTAATGGCCTTTAATAATAAAATCTCGCTTAAAGTAGCGGAACAATTTCCAGATTTTGTAAAAGCAGATACAGCTGGTGTAATTACTTTTTTAGAAAAGTATTATCAGTTTATGGAATCTGCTGAGTTACAATTAACAAATCTTGGAGATACAAATCTAATTTTATCGGAAGAAGGTACTACTAACTTTATTCTATTACAAAATGAAGGTCCACGTTCTAATATTGGAGTTAATGGTATTGATAAGTTTTTATTAGAAGATACAAACTATGGTGCTTTTGTAGACGGTGAAACAATTACTGGAGATACATCTAAAGCAACTGCTACAATTCGAGTAGAAGATATCAACAGCAATTCAAGATTGTTTATATCAGCTCAACCAAAATTTATTATTGGTGAAACTATAACGGGTGGAACATCTGCTGCTACAGCAGAAATATCTGGGTATAGGGCAAATCCGGTCGAGAATATTTCCCAGTTAATGAAATATGCAGATGTTGATGATACTATAGATTCATTTTTTGACCAATTCAAAAATGAAATTCTAAAGACAATTCCAAAAACATTAACACCGAATCTCAATAAAAGAAAACTGTTAAAAAATATAACAGACTTATATAGGTCTAAAGGTACGAGAAAAGCCCACGAATTATTTTTTAGAATTTTACTTAATGAAAATGTTGAAGTATATTATCCAACTGTAGATATGCTTCGTGTATCTGATGGTAATTGGTCAGACCCAACAGTGTTAAGAGTACTACAGGACAATGATGTATTACTCATGGAAGATGATGACGAGCAAGATTATGGAACTATATTTTTATTAGATGAAGATAACACCCATATAGAATTGGAAGATTCTACTGAAGCTACGGATGATATTACTAAATTAGAAGGCCAAACAATTACACAAAATGCTGTTAGGGATGTAACTACTGAACTTGGTGGCGCTCATCATCCTGATACCGCTGGTTATCAAGGACCTACAGGTGGATATACAGATGTAGGTTTAGCAACTGCGAAAGTTGAATCTGTAACACAATTTCAATTGGGTAGTATTACCTTAAACGAATTGACATTGAGTGATAATAGTGTAAGTGGAACTTTTGTATCAGGACAAAATATAACTGGTTTATCTAATGTGGATCAGACCACTACAATTAATGCTAAAGTGGGATCTGTAATTACAGGAACCACCATCACTTCATCGGGTCAATATTATGCCACAACAGATACTATAGGTATTACTACATCAAATGGTAATGATGCTACAGTTAAAATAGATAGTTTAACTCCTGGTACAATTTCTGAATTATTAGTTAGTACTGCTGGAACAGGTTATGCCATAGGTGATGCTATAGTTGTTAATAATTCAAGTACAAATGGATCAGGTTTGGCCGGGGAAGTTTCTATAGTTAATGGGGGTTTTGCTCCAGAGACAGGATCTCTTATAGAACAATTTAGATTTACTTTAGAAAATGAACCTGGGGAAATTTTAGTAGAAACTTCAGATGATGGTAGTGCTAGTGGTATAAGTTTAGAAGCTGGTACTTCTGGTCAACCTGGAGAAATTATAACAGAAGATGGATTTTATATTCATCAAGAAGAAGCTTCAGCAAGTACTCTTGTATATTTTACTCAAGAAGAAGATTATGAAATGGCAACAACAGACCATATTGTTCTTGAAGAGCATACTGTTTTTGCTGATTCTTTATCTGGTAATAAAATTGTACAGGAGATTGGATCAGGAAATGGTGATATTACAGATGTTAGAGTTACAGCTATAGGAGAAAACTATACTGCAGTTCCCACATTAACAATAACATCATCTGGCGGTTCAAGTGCTAAAGTTATTGCTAAAGGATCAGGTGTAGGCCAAATTAAAGCACTATCGGTTGATGATCCAGGAATACATTATACAGATACAGTAACCTTAACATCAGATACTAATCTGCTGGTAACAGGTATTAGTGGAACATTTACCTCTTTAGAAACACTTACCGGTGGAACTAGTGGAGCAACTGCAACATTTAAAACAGCCAATACATCTACTTGTGTGATGAAGGTGACAATGCTTACAGGTACGTTTAGTGCCGGTGAAACTATTACTGGAGGTTCTAGTGGTGTTACTGCTGTAATAAATTCTGTAGAATCAAGTACTCTATCTGGAGTAACAGGAACAGCTACAACAAAAACAGGATCTTTTATAAATCAGGATGGATTTGTATCAGAGTCATCTAAAAAAATACAAGATAGTTATTATTATCAAGATTATTCCTATGTTATAAAGATAGGTAAAGCTATAACAGATTGGCGAAATGATTTACAACAGTCTGTACATCCAGCGGGTTGGCAAGTATTTGGACAAATAGATTCTGCATCTAGTATTAACGCTAGAATTAAATCAGCATCTACGGCACAAGAAGCTATAACGGCACGTGGAACATACACACCAGAATTGTTCTCCACATTTGAGACTATATTTGCTACTCAACTTAACGTACATAAAGCCGGCCGAGCTTCAGTAATTACAACAACACCAATTATATGGACATCATTAATAACTGCTAGAACTCAAGGTGGTGCTGGTGTACGGGTTGGTAATGCTGATACATATAGATTCTATAATAAGACCTCTGTAGATTCCACAACTACCTTTAGAAGCCATCAAGGCTATTATGAGAAACGGGAACGTACTACCTTAAATGAAGGTGGTACATTATCCAATTCAGATACTACAATAACATTAACAGATGCTTCTCAATTCCCACCACAGGGTACAATAGTTATTGAGAGCGAACAAATAACATATACAGGTAAATCTAGTAATGATCTAACAGGTTGTACTAGAGGAGCAAACAGCACTACTGCTACTACTCATGCTGATAGTACAGCAGTTTACAATTACAAATTTATACTTACAAATGAAGAATCTTATCGTGTTCAGGATTGGAGTAATGTAACTATACAAGACGCTACTCAGAATCCACAAAAGAGACATAATGTTCCTGTACCAGGAGAAATCACGCTTTCATATTCATAATAACTTGTATAAATAATAGAAAGAAAACTCGGAGAATTTTGACACAATGGCAGCAATAGTAACCCACAAATTTAGGATTCATAACGCAGAACAATTTT